GTTATAATAACAGTATTGCCGAAAAGCACAGTCTTTTGCGGGTTAATTATACGCGGGGTCCGCCGCAAAGACGCCCATAAGGTATAAGGTATAAGGTATAAGGTATAAGGTATTTGATTATAAGTTTTTAAAGGCCCCCCCCTTAAAGAAATTGCGGCTTTCCTAACCTACAAAGGTGACAATCCGGCCTTATATTATTGCCTTAGAAAAAAATCCCGTGTGAAAAAAATAATTCCGAGAGGCCGATATATAAAAAAACTCCGTGGTAAAATGAGTGTTTCCAAGGTTTATAGAATATTTTTAAGGGGAGAGTGTATATTAGAGGATAAGAGTGAGGAAGTATTCCGAGAGAATTGGAGAACATTGAATAATCTGGTTGGCCTTGTAAGGACTGACTATGTGTCTGAGGATCTCTCATATGAGATAGTATCAGAGTGACCGGTCAGGTTCTTGATTACCCTTGGGTAGATTGACAGTGATATACATAATTGGTATAATAAAGATTGAAATGGAGTGATTTCAAATTCATGGCAAAAGGATTTACAGTGAAGGCAGCTGCACCGAAGACAGCAAAGAAAGAGAGCAAAGAAGAGTGGGATTATCAAGCAATTAAGGAGAGGATGAGAGGGAAGGCAATTGTATTTTGTCTTCCTGGTCGTAATTGTAGTTATGCGTTTTTGAAAAATTTTGTACAGTTGTGTTTTGATCTTGTACAAAACCAGATGAGTATTCAGATTAGTCAAGATTACTCAAGCATGGTGAATTTCGCACGATGTAAGTGTCTCGGCGCAAATGTATTGAGAGGGCCTGACCAGGTACCATGGGATGGTAAGTTGAAGTATGATTATCAGTTATGGATTGATAGTGACATTATTTTCAACACTGAGAAATTCTGGCAGCTCTGCGATCTAGCGTTAAACTCTGAGGGGGAGGAGAAGGAAATTGTAGCCGGTTGGTATTCAACTGAGGACGGGCGGACGACTTCTGTTGCGCATTGGCTGGAGGAAGATGACTTCAGGAATAATGGTGGAGTGATGAATCATGAGATGGTTGATGGTATTAGTAAGCGTAAGAAGCCTTTTACTGTTGATTATACAGGATTCGGTTGGGTATTAATTCAGAATGGTGTTTTTGAGAATGAGAAGATGAAGTATCCATGGTTTGCACCAAAGATGCAAGTTTTTGAAAGTGGAGCCGTTCAAGATATGTGTGGAGAAGATGTATCATTCTGTTTGGATGCTATTGAAGCCGGATATGATATCTGGTGTGATCCACGAATTCGTGTAGGACATGAAAAAACGCGGGTTATCTGATTATCATCCTGTTTGTAATGAATGTGGTGGTAAGGGGTGTGTGAAGTGTCATAAGGGTTGGGAATGTCTCGGCCCTGGATGTAAGAAATGTTTAATATTTGGTAAGATAGAAGAAAGGAGTTGACAAGACTCCTTTTTTTGTATAGAGTATAAAAGTCGTCTGGATTTAATTATGGCAAAGGTTAAGAAGTCACTGACTGGTCAAACAATGATTGAGACTAGACCAAAGAAGACTCGACAGGGTTCAGGTCAACATACAAAGTATGCAGCATCATCACGTAATGGAAAACCAAAGAGGTATCGTGGACAGGGACGTTAATGTATGAATCTAATTCTTCGACCACTCAATGATGTCAATGATGTGACATGGAGTGTTATTATTTTAATGGTAATACTCTTATTTGGAGTTGGCTATTATATAGTAATGATACTTAGACTATCATATCAAGAATTAGATGAAGAAGATGAAGTATAAGTTGACTGTTGAGGATGAGTGGTCATCTATTCATCCTCAAGATTTATGGATTTATAATAAGTTACAGATCAGCCAGATGTTAGGATATACTTGTGGACCTGCAGGTTTAGAAGTTCCTTCATCTGGCATTTATATTATCAGACCATGTATTAATTTCATGGGAATGGGACGATATGCTCGAATGGATTATTTGGAGAGTGATACTGAGCATTTACATCCAGGTGAGTTTTGGTGTGAGATATTTGATGGAGAACATATATCAGTTGATTATTATCAAGGGAAACAGGAACTCACTGTAAAGGGTGAGAGAGACTCTCAGGATCCATTGTACAAGTGGAAGAGATGGTATAAGGTAGAAAGGGATCTACCATTACCAAAGTTATTCAAAGAATTAAGTGAGAGATATGATTGGATCAATTGTGAATATATTGATGGAAAACTGATTGAGATTCATTTAAGAGCGAATCCTGATTTTAGATATAATAATGATTCAGTAATTCCAATATGGGAAGGGGATAAAGTCGAGAGATATATAAAGGACAATGATTATCGTAGGTTAGGATTTATTTTAGATGGATAAGAATTTTCTCAGAGAGATCAATAATGATCAACGTACACCAAAGAACAAGAAGAAGGTGAGAGAGGATGGTTTCTATGAAGCCAGTGAGGTAGATTATAAAGATTTTTGGGAGAATGAAGATAATAAACCTGATCTTTTAACCGAGTAAAAAATTAATTATTGGTAATAAATAACTTTAGAATTGTTGTATTATCACAGTGCCCGCTCAAAGAGTAAGTCAGGGGTTTAAGGACGTAAGTGCGACCTTTAAGATTAATCCTATTAATGATGACATCATTGTGATAAAGAATGCAAATGCAATTGCTCGTTCAATTCGTAATTTAGTATTTACTGTGCCTGGTGAGAAACCATTTGAACCAACTCTTGGATCAAGGGTAAGTCAACTTCTTTTTGAGAATTTAGATACTTTGACTGCAAGTGCAATTCAATCTGAGATTGAAAACACAATCAATTCATTTGAACCAAGAGTGAACTTATTAAATGTCATTGTCACTCCAAATTTTGATGATAATGAATTTAACTGTAATATCGAATACGAAATTATAGGAATAGATGCTCAAGCACAACAATTAGAGTTCGTGTTACTACCCACTAGGTAAATGCCTTTAGTTAATTTTAGCAACTTAGATTTTGATCAGATCAAGGAATCGATAAAGGATTATCTCCGTGCGAATTCAAATTTCACGGACTATGACTTTGAGGGATCTAATCTATCTACAATTATCGACACGTTAGCTTATAACACTTATATTACCTCATATAATGCCAATATGGTATCGAATGAGGTATTCATTGATAGTGCAACTCTGAGAGAGAATGTGGTATCTCTCGCACGTAATATCGGGTATGTACCAAGATCAAGAAAATCATCAAAGTCGATTGTTACCTTTAGTGTAGATGTAAGTAATACGACAGCTGTTTCTGTCACACTGAAGGCCGGAGCTGTATTAACATCAAGATCAACATCTTCAAATAAGACAAAGACATTTGTATTCTCAATTCCTAATGACATCACAGTTCCTGTAGATTCAACTGGAACTGCAACATTCGATAGTATTTCTGTATATGAAGGAACTTATATCAATCAAAAGTTTACAGTAGATGGAAGTAATCCAAATCAGAAGTTTATTTTACCAAACTCGGGTATTGATACAGATTTAATTTCGGTGATTGTAAAGGACACTGAATCTTCAACCGTATCAAGAAAGTTTGAATTATTTGCAAGTTTGTTTGAAGTCACGAGTTCAACGAGAGCATACTTTATACAAGAGATTGAACAAGAAAGATACGAGTTATTATTTGGTGATGGAATTTTTGGAGTTAAGTTAGAAGATCAGAATTTCATTGAAGCAAGTTATATCACTTCCAATGGTGAAGAAGCAAATAATATTTCCAATTTCCAGTTCATAGGAAATTTAGTTAGTAATAATGGTTCAGCAATAAGTTCTGGTGTATCTGTTATATCAACGGAGTCAGAATCTGGTGGTGGTAAAGCAATTGAATCTGTTGAGTCAATTAAGAAATATGCACCACAGATCTATGCATCTCAGAATAGAGCAGTCACTGCAGCAGATTATGAAGGATTGATTCCACAGATTTATCCAGAAGCTCAATCGGTATCAGCATATGGTGGTGAAGATTTAACACCTCCACAGTTTGGAAAGGTATTCATCAGTATCAAACCATTCAATGGTGTATTCCTTTCAAGTGGTGTTAAACAGAACATTCAACAGCAAATCAAGAAATTCTCTGTCGCTGGTAT